AGCCGTAACTGTTCCTATACCGACTTCATATTCGGTGCCTGATTGAGCAACAATACAATAATACGTTGTATTAGTTGTGCCAATACCCGCAACAAAAGTTTGAAATCCTGTACTTGCTCCAGCAAGGTCTATGGTTCCAGTTCCTGTTGTTGTCGTGGTTTCCTTAACACGATCATTGATAATCAATGCCATGTTAAACTCCTACGATAATCTCAGTATAGCTGTACTTGTACCTGGTGCTGGAAATTGAACAGTAAATGTACCGTTGGTTGCTGTAAAATCAGAACCAAAAGCTAAAATACAAACTGCATCTGTTGTACCTGAACCACCATCTGTTGTTGTATTATAGATCATAGCACCGTTTGCTGTAAAACTTGCTGATGTCCATTGAGGATCAGTAGACCAGTCAACATATGCTGTTGATGCTGAAGTACTGCCTGTTACAGATTGATTGGTTAAAGTTAAGCCTCCTGCTGTATAAGCAGAGCCAGACGTGTTTGTTATTTCATTAGTTGTTGAATAATCCTCTGTAGATGCTCCTAAAGTTGCACTTGATGTAAATAAAGCAATTTTAAAAGTACTACCACCATTTGCAAAATCATGAAATCCTTTTAAAAGATCTCTCTTAAAAGTATTACATACTGCTTGTGTTATAGCCATTTTAATCTCCTATGGGTTTTGCGAAGGCAAAGGTAAACGAATAACACCATCTTGATATTCATCTCTTCGTCTTCTTCCTTGTTGTTCTATTGCAAGTCTTTGTACAGCCTCTTGATAGCTTTTTTCGTACTGTGCAAGCAAATCATATGGTCCTTTTAGAAACTTAAATGCTTCTATAAGACAAGCATATAATAATACTTGTGGCGCATTATTACTAACCCAACTTGTTGTGTTAGTTGCGGAAAGCCCTGTTTCATTTCGATTCAAAGCTAATTCGATATTATATGCTACATCGGGAGTCGGAGCAACATATAATGTGTTTTGATCCCACATAGCATAATATTTAGGTTTTCCTTGACTGGTTCTATTAGGCCAGTATTCGGTCATATAACTAATATCTTTTTGCACTAAATAAGTTCTTACATTTGCATCACTTCCAGAAGTTGGATAGATAGATGCGGTACGAACAAATGACATGGTGCTAGGAGTAGCTCCTGGTAATACAATAAATTCATTCCCTACACTTAAAGTTGTAAATTGATAAGACCTAAAAACATCTAAATCTACTTCTCTAAATATACGAAGTTCAGCTTGTAAGATAAAATCATTCACAATAGTGTCTGTTAAAACATCAGAAGATGTTTCTGTATAACTTCTAATTTGTGTTTGTAATTCTGCAAAAGTTGTCATGATATTGCCACCGTTACTGTTCCTAATTGAGTATTCATTTTTGTGTCTTGATTAGCTTGTGAACTTCCACTTAAAGGTTTCATTGTTCTTACCTGTACAGTTTCATAGGCTCCTGGCGCAGGAATTGGATTCCATTGCTGAATAGTTTGCATTTGTGTATCAAAAATATTTTGCCCTATTGCTGGATCAATATAAACACCTCCAAGAGGTATAGTGACACTAACTACTTGTGGTTTAGCATGTTGTAATGATTGTGCATCTGTAGGATGATTTTTAGGATTTAATAAAGGAGATTTAGGCTCATATTCTGAAATATGAACCCAAGCTCCCGTCCATTCTTGAACCATTTCATTATAAGGATAAGCCTGTCCATCACGATCAGAAATTCGTAAAGCAAATTGTCCTGGTGCATATCTAGCCATTAATAAGTTCCTGTAGTTATATTAAGATGTGGTACAAAATGAGAACTAACATTTCCTCTATTAGTATCTGCAGCTCTTTTAAATTCTTCTTCATATGCTATTTTTAAAACCTGAGATCTATCAGGTGCATATTTTAAAGAAAGATAATAAGCTAATCCAGCAGTTAAACACGGTAAAAAAGAAAAAGGTATTTCATTATTATTCGTATAAGCCCCAGAATCTTTCATTCTTAACATTGCATAATAAACAACTGTATATGCGGCATCTGCCGCTGGATATAAATACAAAGTAGGATTAATTGTTTTTTCAAAATAATATTGAGTAGGTCTTCCACCAGAAGTTTTTACTGTATAGTTTAAATAAGTAGCACGACTAATAGGAGAACACGAATATTCGTTATTACTAGAATCACGAATAACCATATCTGTTATTTCTACAATTTGAGAAGCATCATCTGCTCCTGTTCCATATAAACTAGTTCCACTTAATGAAATAACATCTGCCGCAAGAGCTGCTGTTTGTTTTTGAATCGTCCATAAATTTAAACCTCTATTAGACCATTCGGCTAATAAAAGATTTAATGAACGACGAGCGGTTTTAAGTTGATAACCAGTACGATTTTGCAAACCGCATCGTTCAAAAGCCTCTTCAACTATCTCATCAATGGATAAATTAAAATCCGCTGTGCTGGAATAAGTGGGCATTTAATTATTTTGCAAGGCCCATACCACGTTTAGCGACTCCGCCACCACGTTTATTGATAACTCCTTTGCCTTTTCCACTTCCAAATTTACCGTAAGACTCATCTCTACTAGCTTTTAATTGTTTTTTAGTTCTTTTCTTTTTAATACGCATAGCGATAGATTCATCTTTTCTATCTTTATAGCCTTGTTTTTTCTTACCAACTGGACCACCGTCTTTTAAACCCATAGCCATTCTTTTATGTTGATTGATGGCACCGCCACCTCGTTTTTTTGCAATTTTTTTCTTGCCCATCATGATAGACCTCCATTGATCTTTTTGTATTTATCTTCTCTAGATACTACGACGTCTCGATAATATCCTTTAGGCCATTCCCTATAATAACCTTGTTTATGTAATTTATCAGAAGCTTGCTGTAATTGCGAGAACTTTTGTACTAACATCATAGAATATTTAAGGCTACTTAAAATTTTTGGTGCCTCTCCTTCAGGGTTAACTAAAAACTCTTGATCTTTGGGGGTTGCTGGGTTTGAAGGATGAAAACTCATAAAGTAGATATCATCTTTATTATGCCAATAATTGTACTCTTCTGTGGCTAAATGAAGCTCATCAGGAGAATAACTATAATAAGGATCGCAAAATATTAAAATTTCTTTAATATTAAAGTTTAAATTATCTATGTGTGTGTTTAATTCTTTTTTATAAGTAGATCCTTTGGTTTTTACCTCTACCCAAACTTTTTTATCTAGCCATGCTTTTTTAGCAAAAGGGCAAGCAGGAAAACCTCCTAAGTGAATATTAGGAACTTCTAAAAAATGTTTTGACCAGAGCCTAACATCTTCTATTATCTCTTCCCTTGTCGGTTGTATTTTTTCCATGATTTTAATTTATGTTTATTTTTAGGTTTAGATCTTGAAGAATTACCTATACTTGTTCTTTTCTTTATAGGAGTAAAATAGTCACTCCTTGTAGTAATCTGAGCCATTTTTTATAAATAGGTTATTGCGCCCGCAATCCATAAAGCAGCAAAACAAATATATGCTATAGTTACTGGTTCCATTTTTCTTTTGCTCTAAGTGTCCAGGCTTTCATAGCTTCCTTGGTTATTTTTTCATCAACCAATGTAGCTCCGTCTGGTATCTCATTATATAATTTTAACACTTCTCCATCCTCACTTATTTCTACGTAAGCAGGACCACAAAAAGCGTCTTTAGGAAAATCTTTATTTTTCTTTAACATTCTTTTTTCGTATAAACATTCACCTGCATTAGACATTGGAATATATTGTGTCATTTGTGTTTCCTGATCATTCATATTTCCAAATACAAATAAAATTATAACTGCTACAATTTTCATTCGGGCGCTCCATTAGCTCTAACTTTGTCCTTGAGCAATTCCACGTCCTTCTGCATTTTCGTTACCTGTTCTCTTAGGAACTCGATATTCACTTTATTATGCATCATACTCTCAAGTTCTGCTTCCATTGTAGCATTTTTAGTTCCAAGCCATTCCAAAATCATCGTCTGCTCCATATCCACAGGCGTTTGCTCAGCTTTTTTTAATAGATCAGCTTCCATTAATTGTCTTGCAGTCTCAAGTTCTGTAATTCTTTGAGTCAAATCGCTGTATGCAAAGATTCCAAGTGATATGGCTGCGATGAGGCCTAAAAGGTTTCTAACAGGCATGCTGATCGCTGTGTTATCTGATATTTTCATTTGTATCCTTTCTGTTATATATTTTTTTACTCTCTACAACTTTTGATTTATATTGAGGTGTATATAATTCTTTAGCAACAGGATTATTTTTTTTCATAGCCCTATTGCGTTTTGTTTGAAACCATCTGTATTGTTTATTAACCATTATCCACCAAGAGGATTTTCTAGCGCTCTTTTAATTCGCTTATCTATCTTTTCCTCTAACTCCTTTTGTGATTGTTTTATTTTTTCTTCTAATTTTTTCATATCATCTTCTAAAGTATCAATTGTAGATTTTAAATCTTTAGCATTATCTCTAGAATCTTCTTTTACTTGTTGCTCAACATCATTAACAATTGATTCAACTCTACGCACA